AGACTGTATGATCCGTCTTGGTTTTGCGTAACTGCATCAGCTTCGATTTCAACCACATGACCAAGCAGGTCCATTCTACGGGCGTAAAAACTATCCCTATCACTATCAGTAAAACCACTGCCAACATTAACGGAAATTCTACGTTCATTGTCTACTCCTTCACAAATAATAGCACCCAGTCTGCCTTGATTGCGACCTGTGCCTTCTTCAAAGCCCACAATGTTTAGATCCAGTGTGATTGTGGGTTTCCATTTCATCCAACCTGAATTACGATTACACTTGTAATGGGCTTCGGCGTCTTTGATCATGATGCCCTCGAAGCCTGTTTGTACAGCATGTTCTGCAAATCTACGCATGATGTCATGACCTTCACTGCTGTCAAGGTCAACTTCTAGTCCAGGCATAATACGCAAACAGTCTGTGTCTTGAAACTGATCTGTTAATTTGTCCAACTTTTGGATACGTTCATAAAGTGGCACATTCCATACACCATGCTCAAATCTATCCAAGGGTATAAAATCAAATATATGATAGGTCATGCCTGTGGTATTGGCATCACTTTTTCTGTGTGCCTGTTTCATTAGACTTTGAAAACTTTCGCCCACAATCTCGCCGTCTAATACCATGTTGTATTTGCCGATTATTTCGCGAATGCTATCAAATTTTTCTATGATAGCATTTTCTATGTCAACAAAATTGTTAAACACCTTGCCATTGCGACTGTACAACACAACTGAACCATTCATGTTTACTGACGCTAGAACTCGTACACCGTCAAGTTTGCATTCAAGACGCTTGCGACCTTTCAGCTTGTGAGGACTGCCCTCGCTGTCCTGTGCCAACTGACAAGTAAACACCGGTATACGCCATTCAGTTTTGCCAAGTACCTTGTTGAGTGTTTTTTCGCTGATACCACAGCGCAGGTCTTTGATCAATACTCTGCGACATACCATGTTCCATTCTTCACTGTCAAAGTCTTGCATGACTTTGTCAATGGCGTGTTTGGCAGCAAAGCCTGTGACCGATCTTGTGCGTAGAGCTTCGCAAAGTGCCCAGAACTTTGTCCAATCGTTTGGTCTGTCAGACAACGCCTGGCTTTCAGGAACCTTTTTTACGTGATATGTATAATATGGATTGTATGCAAGATAGCAGTTGAATAAAAAACACTGCGCATTATAGCTACCAAGCTTTGAGGCCATGAGGGCCTTTTCGATAACTCTTTCTTTGTGCAAGCGGCTATCGGAACTTTCTAGGTCTCTGATCCATTCTTCTGCCACTGCGATGCCTTGAAAATGTTCGCTTTCTATGTCTACTGTGTATTTACTATTTGAAAGAGTAAGACCCATGGTAACTCCTAATAAGAGCGATAGATGTATAGTGTAACACAATAATGATTATTGGTCAACCGCTGGTAAGTGTTAACTAACCAACAACAATATTAGCAGCGGCCTGTGATTCTGTGTAGTTGGTTGGTCCCAGATTACCTGGGGCGGGCGGAGTTGCAGGTGTAGCAGGAATCTGTGCGTCTGCAACCAATCCACCATTGCCAAGAGATGCTAGGTTGCGACCTTCTCTTAGAGCTCCAACCACAGCCTGACCTCCTTGATTAGCAGTGTTGGCAATGGCATTGATATATTCAGCTGGACCACCTGCTTCGGTCTGTACTCCATAGTCGTGCAAACTATCAGCAAAGGCCTGTACGCTTTGGAATTGATTACCAGTTAGATTGGCATAGTCAATTTGTGACTTTGAAAGATTAGTAACTTGATTTTTCACTGTGTTACAAATCAACAACCAATTGGAATTGATATTAGCAATGGCATTGGGACTAGAAGAAACCAACCCTGAAATAATACTATTCGCGGATGAACACAGACTCACGATGGCCAGGTTTGCATTGGCATAGTTGCCTTGGCCTGGTCCAGTGGGTATAGAAATATTACCGGAGTTACCATAGGTACCATTCAGCACGTTGACCATTCTGGTATACGCAACTGTGAGCGTGGCCACATTGATGTTGGCCACATTGGACTGTACATTAATCAAGGGCTGCGTAATATTGTATCCACTTGCGCAGCCCAATACATCGCCTAGAGTTAATGTGCCATCAGGTCCTGTACCTGTGGCAATATTAGCAGAGATATATGTTCTTACAGCAGGCGGCACTGCCTCGGTCAATGAATTGATTAGGTTCAGTCCTGCGTTTGTTTCCAATGCTGCCACTGTGTTTGCAAACTGTGGCATTGGAGTTTGCGCAATATTTTTAACCTGTTCTAAACTAGCCTGCATGGCTTTGTTAGCCAAGGCAATGTCTGGTGGTATGATAGTTTTCAAACGGTCATAACTGATCATACTGTGGGCACTTCCTTGATATAGTAGTCAGGTAATTGTTGTATCAAATTGCTGTTCACAGTGCCTTGACTATCTAGATAGATTCCACGCACTCCTTGTTTGGTAGTGGTAGTCATGGTTCTAAAACTGTTTGGAAAGATCTTGACTGGATTCAAAAGATCAGCCATGGTCAAGATGTTGGGCGTGGTACAGCCCAACACCTGCAACACCAACTCAAGATCTGCTCCTGTGATTTTGCTCATGGCTTGATAGGCCAAACGCTGCAAACTATCTGCCATTTCATATTCATTGTCAGTCAAAGAACTTACCACTGAACTGGGTATGCCTTCATTGACAAGAGCTGTGGATACCTGTGGTAACACTCCCTGCGCAAAAAGATTCTTTAACAATTGTGCAGGAGTACCAAGTTCGCCTAATGCTGCCAGATCAATCACACGACCCAGGCGTTGTAGATCTCGCGCAAAAGCAGGCAAGGCCTGATTGACTTTGCTGATATCACCTGTGGTCAAACTGTCCATGCCACTAAAAGTGGGGCCAAGGAATGTAGCACTGTTTTTGGAAACGTTGATGGTTTGATTGGTACCTGCCACATAACCAGTGGCACTACTAAACGCTTGACAGAACTTACTGAGATCAGTTTGATTGATCACAAGACTGGCCTGAGTAGCCACTAAGCCAGTAACGCCGGGCGCAACTCTTAAATTACCTGTGATGCCGGTTATGTTTGCTGGAAAGGATTCACCAAGAGCAGGACAGGTAACACTACCAATCGTGGTCATGGTGTTAATAGTGGTGTTGCTTAGAACAGTGACATTTGAATTGGCATTGGCAATATTGGCTCCCAATATCACAGCCTGTTTCCAACTGCTAACCCAGGCCTGCGAATTCCAACTGCTCAGCGAATTGGTCAATGCAGGACTCACAGTGAGTGCTGTGTTTTGATTGATACCAGCTAGAGCTATGAGTTGTAATGGCGTGGTCATGGTTAAGCGGCAAACACGTTGGGGCTACCTTGAGCAATAGACGTACAACTACTGTACTTGTCTCCTACTCTTGCAATGGGCCTGCCATTTACAAACACACTGCCGCTACCACCAGAGATTGGTTGCTGACAAAAAGGACAGCTCTTGCCCCCGGGTTTCACATGCGGAGTGTTTCTATCTCCGCGACGAGCTACACCTTTGCCATTGGCAAAAACATCGCCAGATGCGCCTTGCACATTGTGACCTGAGCAGTGCGGTACATCTGCGTCACCCTTTCTGGCTACTGCGGGCATGTTCTATCCTCATGAGTTCTTGCAGCCTATCATTCCAGCTGTCTATTTCTTCGTGCTGTGCGTCAGTGTGTGGTCCAGGAGGTATCTCAGGACGAAACTCTATCACATGGTCAAAGTCACGCGGTATTAGATCATATTCATGATAAGTTTCAAGCTTACCATTACGCATAACAACAAACTTGTGCATTATCCCATTAGGATTTTGTTGCGTACTGGGGCTATACCAGTTGTGACTTCAACATAGCGATCTCTAACTTCATCTAACACCGAAGCTAATATGCTTATGTTGCTAGTATTTATTGTGATAGAATTCTGTGGATTTGCTGTGAAAAGACTGGGCATGAGCTGTAGCCCTTGCTGCATGGGTATAACTGTGAGTGGATGATGAACTTCAATACTGTTGTCGTTCTGAGCAACTACCTTGGCTACTAGTTCGTCACCGTTGCTGAGTTTGATACAGTAAATTTCATTGATTTCTATTTGCATTTGATAGCCTTTGTCTGAGTTCGGTGAATCCACCGATGTGTTCTTCATCTAAAAAAATCTGCGGGACTGTGCGTGCAGCAGGCACACTCTCCAACAGTTGTTCACGACTCCAGCCGTGACCAATGCGTCTTTCTTCAAATTCTATTCCACGTTGTTCTAACAACGCCTTGGCTTGATCGCAAAAAGCACAATTGTCTTTGCTCCATACTATGGCTTTCATTTCCTATTCCTGTTATTGTAAATTAGAGTTGTGGCAACTCGTCGTAACTGATATCGTCGCTCATAACGCCGATAACATAATTAGTTGATTCATTCTCCTGGAGTGCAGTTTGTTTCTTGTGAGTATCAACATGCTTGTTGAACCAGGGAATCGGTGTGCTTCGTGGGGCAGAGTGTTGGTACTTGATACCAATTTCTTTGAGAGCATTGACCGCGGTCCAATCAACAAAGTCCTTTAGAATTGTGGCATTGAGGCCAATCACAGGACCTTTTTGGAACAAATAGTCTGCCCACTCTTTTTCTTCGCGAATAACATCTGCATACAGACCATAGACTTCATTGGCCTTTTCCTCTTTGGCGCGAGCGAATCTTGGATCTTCTTTCACAACTTGATTGATCATCCAGGCTGTCCAATCTCTGTGTAAAATTTCGTCTTGTAGAATAAGGCTGATAATGTTGCCGTTGCCAATAAAGATCTTGTTCTCTACCATGGCCAAACTTGTGGCGAATGAAACCATGAAGCGGAACGCTTCCAGAGCATAGCTGGCATTTAGTGCCATCCAAATAGCATCAATGTGCTCTGCTTCAGTGACATTCTCACTTAACTCTTTTTGACAG